TCTCCGAATCCTAATTTGTTTATTTCTCTGACATTGATTGTGTTGTTTGATACCGGAAGAAAATACCACCCATTCCGAACACGGTGCTGGCTAACATTATAGTCTCAGCAGACAGGTTAAGCTGTAGGACATAGACTTGTAGAGCCGCTAAGGTTACACCAAAGACTTGCCACCTGTTACTACGACTGCGCCAAAATTGTTTTAGTTTATCCACGCTAATCTCCTAGTACTGGGCGAGTGTCAGGGAATGAATCTGTACTGGGCCAGTCGCGCAGAGCAGCCCGATAAGCCAAAACAGCATCTGCATTGGGATAATCAGAAACGGTAGCGGCTACGTCAGTGCGGGCTAGTTCTGCATCACGCCATGTACGCGCTCTCTGTTCTGGAGTTATTAAATCTTTTGCTATTATTAAAGCCATTACGCGACCCTCACATAGTTTTGTCCGCCTAAAGAAGTATCTGAAGTGACACCGATGGCCTCTATAAACTGCCATATTTTATCGCCACCGGCGTCAGCTACTGACAAGCCAGTTCCGTCCCACTCTATACTATAAATAGTACCGACTGACGAGCCTAAGGAAAAACTGTAACCTTGGTAAACTCCAGATGAGCTATATTTAAAAACTTTGCCTCCTGATTGATCCGCTACCCAAAAATAAGTTCCATCCCAAGTTAGTGACGCTCCACTCGTAATCTGTCCAGAAAAGTCAATACTTGCATTTTGGTACACACCTGATGAGTTGTATTTGTATGCCAAGAAGGTAGTAGGATTCGTTATCCAGAAATGGGTGCCGTCCCATGCCATGCCATAAGAATAAGTGCCTGTTTGAGCAACTGAAGACCATGATACGTTTTGATAAACACCGGCTGAGTTATATTTAAAAACAGTATTTCCACCTAAACCGCCACTCCCGAACACCCAAAGATAAGAGCCATCCCACGCAATGTTGTATGGAGTGGACATCTCATTTCCTGTATAAAAATTTGTTCCTGTATATACTCCTGCGGAAGTATATTTGTATACACGATCGGTTTGGTTGCCACCCACCCAGTAATGAGTGCCATCCCACGCAATTCCAAGGGGGACATTATCTTGCGCGGCTACAGAAAAATTTATTCCTGCCTGTTGAAATGAAAGCGAAGCCAAGGGATAGGTAGATGGGTTTGTTTCATAAACACCCCCCTTTAAATACACCCGTCCATCAGCTAACGTGACGGTATTGGCATCATTATTTAAAAGTATCACCTCGTTAATTTGTGACGCTGAACCACCGCCGCCTAGTGTAATTGCCATCTATAACTCCTTCCAGCCAATAGTGCCGTCTACGTATACCAACGTTGCCGCTGCGTCTGTAGCCAGCGAACCATCGTCTGCCGTTGAATTTATGTTTGATCCATTGCGAGCCACCGTTACAGTGCCCGCGCCAGCGTTTTTAATAAATACTACGTTGCCTGCTGTGGGGCTGGCAGGCAGAGTTATGGTTACTGCGCTGCCTGAGTTTACAATTAGCTGGTCTCGCGTGACTGCTGTGTAGTTTGCAGTTTTGATAAGGAAGTCATTAAACGCTCCACCGACACCTGCGGCTAACTTTGCTGAAGTAATCGCACCGTCTACAATCTTTGCTGTGGTAACAGTGTTATCATCAGGCGTACCAACAGACACTACAACAGCATTTGCCGCCATAACTTCTATCGCAGACCCACTAGGAGGAGCTGTGCTAAAAGTAAGCGTTGTTCCAGAGACAGCATAATTAGTTTTGCTCTGATACACACCATCAATATACACGTTAGTATTGTTCTCTGGAGACTGTGCAGATAACGTATAAGCCAAAGTTGAACCATTGCCTGTAAACTGGTTTAGCTTAAACTCTGTGCTTGCTGTTACTGGCGCAACTGTTGCCGCTGTAATCTCAATAGCAGAACTGTTGGGAGGTGCAGAAGAAAATGTAAGTACGTTATCAACAATTGCATAGCCAGTTTTATTCTGGTAAACCCCATCTATATAAACAAAAGTGTTGTCTTCAATGGGAGACGTAGACAAAGTATAAGCAGTGGTTGAGCCATCGCCTGTAAAACTATTAAGACTAAGGTCGGCAGCACCACCGCCTATGGAACCCCACTCTGTTGTATAGCCCTCAAACTGACCGTCAGTCGTGTTGTACCTGAACATACCAGCAACACCTGTAGGGCGTTGGGCCGTTGTTCCTGCTGACATGGTGACTGCGGTAGGCTCATTAACAATCAAAGGGCCTGTCAGGGTGCCCCCAGCTAAAGGCAGCTTGTCTGCTGCTTCTGCTGCGCTGGCTGCTGCTGCTGTTGCGCTGTTAGCTGCGTTTGTTTCGCTAGTTGCCGCCGCTGTTGCACTGTTAGATGCGTTGGTTGCGAAGGTTGCAGCGTTGGTAGCTGACGTAGTAGCCGCTGTGACAGAGTTGCCAGCATTTGTTTCAGATGTTGCTGCATTAGTTGCACTTGTGTCCGCTGCGGTTGCAGAAGCTGCTGCTTCATTTGCTTTAGTTGTAGCAGTAAGTGCGTCAAGAGCTACTTGAGACGCAGTAGCGTCCGTAGTCGCGTCACCGGTACCTCCAGCACCTCTAAAGATACCCATAGACTACTCCAACTAAAGAAAACAAAAAAAGAAAAAGGGGGCCTAAGCGACCCCCATAGAGTTCGTTACTCAGCAATAGCGAGAACGAAACCAGCTTCAGGACGATACACCTGAACACCGTACAGACAATCAGCCGTGTACAGAGTTGACAAGTATTCCTGCTTGTACTGGGTTTGTGAACGTACTGACTGCTGCTCTGCAAGGACGATAGCGTCTTTGTGGAACAAGAGTGCAGCACGAGTATCAACAGAAGAAGCAGTGTTATCACCAGCAGCTTCGATAGTAGCACAGTTAGCAGACACATAAACGTCTACGCCGTACAAGTTACCGATAAGCCCTGAGTTTACAGTGCTACCAGATACGAAGTCAGAAGACACGTATCGGTCGATACCCATGATCGTGTTACGAACAGAAGGTGGGATAATAAGTACACGATTTTCCATCGGTACGTTATTGTCGTCTAACTTCTGAATCATGTTACGGAAGAAGGCATCAGTAAACACGTCACTTGCGTCCATCGTGTCGTCAGTGTACTGAGTCGTCGTGCCGTTGTCATTGAAGAAAGCACCAGTGTGCTGGTAGTCAGTAGGAGCTACTGAGCCAGAGAACACAACTGCACCACCGTTACCAAAACCAGTACCACAAGAGTGCAAGTCTGCATCAATTTTGGTAGCCAGAGCGTAACCAGCGTCTTCAGTGTAAAACTGACGTAAGCTGTTGAGAGCTTGTACTTCAACGATGTCTTCAATGAGACGTGAGTACTCAAAGTGTCGATCGATGTCAACAGTCAGTTCGCCTTCGGTGTTAGCAATGATAGTAACTGCCGTGTCAGCAGCCTTAGCATTTGCGTCGCCACGTACGGGCTTAGGGATATGAAGCTTGTCGCCTTTCTTGCCACTCATAGCGAGCTTTTTGACAAGGGGTGCCATCTTCAGGTTCTTTTGGTAAGCAGCAATAATTTCGTCACTCCAGATTTCTGGAATAAAAGTAGCTGCTTCCGTTTTTGCGGTATTACCGCCTGCGCCGGGATAGGTTGCAGTAGCCATGTTAATCTCCTAATAGATTATTTTACACGACCCTCCGCGTATGCTCTAAAGATTTCCTCTGATAAAGCTTGATAACGCTCTGGGTCTGTTTTCATAAGTTTAATGATGTCGGCCCTACGATATACTTTCCTACGACTAGCCTCACCGCTACCCTGCATGTTACCCGTATTAGCTGCCTTAATTTGTTGCTTACGTGCTTGTTTCTCAACCTTCACGGTTTGTTCTGCTACTGTCTTACGCTCCTTCCAGAGTGAAAACAGCTCATCAGCAGCTTCAGCATTAAATTGTTGGTCAGCTTCTACGAACAACTGAGTCCTAATCTTTGAAGCTTTAATCCACTCAGCAAACTTAGGGTCCTTAAGGATACCCTGCATGTCTGGGTGCTTGTTGTTAAGCGTTGCCAGAGATGATTGTTTTTTGTAGTGAGCAGAGTATTCCTGCGCTTCTTTAATCTTAGGATGGTTCTCAATAGCACGATTGACGGCTGCTTGAGGGTCCGTAAAATAGTCAATATCGTCTTCAGGCTCAACGTACTGTTGAGGTGCTGGTTGCTGCGGTTGACTGCCAATGTAGTCATCCACAACCTTACGAAGCTCTCCTACTTCAGAGGATTGACGCCCTAGAAGCTTCTCAGCTTCTTGATGCATCTGCACGACTTGTTCTAAAGACTTGCCTTGATATTTCTCTGGTATTGGAGGTTCTTCTTGAGGTTGCTCAACAAAGTCTTCTTGTTGAATCTCTTGTGCTTCGTTTTCTTCGGTTTCTTCCACAGTTTCCTCTTCAGGCTGCGAATCTACCATTGTCGCTCTAGACATAATTAAACTCCGTGAACTTAGTCATTATGGAGATTGAGGTTTTCTACCTGCTTGTTCGTGTTCCTTTACCCACTTCATGTGTCTACCGGGGAAGTCCCCAGAGTGTCCATCAAGTATAAAAGGCGGGGCAGACAGCATTTTTGTAGCACCAGCACCACATTTGCACCTACTCGTAGTGTCGCTGGAGTCTACAAATTTTTCATATACGTGTCCGTTTTCACAACGAAAGTCGTATACTTTAATCATCTACTTCTTCCTCCTCTGCTTGCTCTCTGGACACTGCAATAGTGCTTTCCAGATTGATTACAGAAGCTAAGGCAGCAACTTGGCCTTTACGGAATAAAAAGTCTTCAGTGTCCTTGACTGTCTGAATGTCAGCCAAAGTAGTTGCATTATTAGAAAGCTCTTGAATGAGTTGTTTGAAACCTTCGTGATTAAAGAGTTCGTTGTAGTTGTTGAAGTAAGTTTCAAGCTCAGGCTTCATAAGTTCCCTTTAGTTGATACTATAGTTAATAGTATAGCATATTTTTAGGTTAAAGTCAAGAAGTATTTAGTAGCCCTTTTTCATTGGCTTCTTCTTCTTCTTAGCTGCTTTCTTAGCTGCTGCTACTCCAGTTTTGGTGTACGGGTACTTAACCCCTCCAACTTTAGGCATTACTTTTTACTCCTTTTGGTTGTTTTGGCTGCTTGTTTGAAGGCTTTTGCACTGGGCGCACCTTTGGCACCCGGTTTACGCATCTTCTCCTTACTACCCGCAGCGATTCGTTTGCGTTTTGCGTGGATATTATCATAAAGGCCTGCCACTACCATTTCTCCTTGTTGGCCCAGTAGGCCGCTGACATCTTACCTTTTGCAATATTCTTTGCATGACGAGCCTTAAATGACTTGCGTCTGGCTTTCTCTTTCTCAGACTTAGGGGCTTTACCCGCACCACTGACCCCCTGCTGTCCAAACCTAATGGTCTTAACTTCGTCACCTTCTTTGGCAACTACTACGTGCGACTTAGTAGGGTGGCTAGGAGTCCTCTTTGGCTTGTTGTAGCCGCTTACTCCCGCCCTTTCCAACCGTGGGTCCTTCTCCTTTGGCATTACTCCATTCCTCCATTTTGCGTTCTAATTCCTCTAGGCGGCTCCATTGGGGCTGGAGGTGTTTTTTGACTTGGTCTAGGAGAATTGTTAGTTCTTTGTCCGTTAGCATTTTCTTTACCTTTGATTTGTCTTTCTTTTAAAAGAGTCTCTGCAACGCGCATACGTCTCTCAAACTCTTTGTCCTCTTGGTCGCCTTCTCGCAAGTTTCTTGTAATTGCGCTAATACGATCAATCTCTAGCTCCATAGGCACTGCCTGTGCTTCAGCAGCCAGCTTAGTAGCCCTTGCGCTAGACTCTTGAGCCTGAGCCGATAGAGCCGCTGTCTGGGACTGCTGGAACTGCATCTGTGCTTGTTGTGCTGCCTGAGCCATCTGCTGTGCTTCCGGGTTGGGCTGCGTAGCTTTCGTCATAGCCGCAAGGAGTTCTTCACGGTTAGACAAGTTCATGTTGTCAATAATAGACTGAATCAGTGTATTGTACAACGGAGAGTCTTTTTCCATAGTCTGTAGTAGTTGTACAAGCTGAGTCACTTCGTACTCTCTAGCCATGATACCCAAAGTACTACTTGCGTTGAACTTGTAGTCAGCAACAGGGTAGTTCTCAGGGTCAAACTGCATGTAACGATAGGCTGCCTTCTTGACAAAAGGAATTAAGAAAGCTTGCTGGAAGTTAATTAGAGTACGTTTATGCCTTTTAATAATAGCACCGAGAGACATACTAATGCCAGAAGCCGTAGCTTCTCCATTAACTGCACCCGAGAGTCCAGCAGAGTCAACCGCACCAGTAGCTTGTTGTACCATCTGCTGTAGAGCACCGGCCTGAGCAAACGTGATTTGACTAACTTGTCCAAAGTTAAACGGTTGTAGAATTTCACGAGGGTCTCCACTGGTTAGAATCATCTTGCCCGGACGTACTTCTGGTTTAGCACCTCGTGGCATCCTAGTGGCGTCTACAGCCAACATAGGGTGCGTTGTGAGGCTCAGAGCGTCGATCCTAGCGCGTAACTCAGCGTCAAGGGCCTTCTGTGAGTTGTAACCCTTCTCACACACACCACGGCCCCAGAACCTAGAGGGGACCACGTCCCAAGGGAAGGCTACGATAGGTCTGTCCTGCATCATGTAAGGGTTAGCCTCAGCTTTCAACAAGACACCACCATTGGCAACTACCACGACTGCTTCTACGTACTTTGACTTGCTTTTGGAGTCTTCGACTAACTCTACTTCTTCTACTTCATCGTCGTCACTGTCGTCTTCGTCATCCTTAAAGGCGTTGTCAAGCAGTTCTCTGGGGACTAAACCGTAGTACTTAGTGAGACGTACTTTGTCGTCAGTGTACATGGTTAAGTCTTGGTCAGGCTCTAAGTTAGAGTCAGGAGCAGCAATACCTACTTGAACGTCTCTGTAGACCCCTTGTTCCTGTAGCATTTCTACCTGATGTAAACTTACGAACTCATCTACGGCAACACCCATAGCGTCGTCTACGCTTGTTGCCACAGGGTCAATAAGGAAGTTCTGAGGCATCACAGGCTTAAGTTTTACCTTGACACGCTCAGTAATGTTGACACCGACTGCCGTTAAGTCACCACCCATGATAGGCTGTGTAGCCGGGGCCATTTCCTTCATTTCTTCAATGACAATCTCACCGATACCTGTGCCGAACACTGCGGAATTAATGAGACACTCTGCTACTGCTTTACGGACCTTGCAGTCTTCAAAGTCTTCTGTCAACTTATTTCTCAAGAACAACACGTCTTGACGCTCTGTGTCACCCATGTTGTCAGCTATGTCGAACCATTTGCCTCGACCAAAAGTAGCTTCCTCAAGTTCTGCTACGTTTGACTCCACAGCTTGCTGGAGAGCAGGGGCAATAATACGGCTTCTCTCTGACTTACGATCAGAGTCAGCAGGGTCCCAGATGCCTCTCCAGAGCCTGTAGTACTCATCAAAACGTTCTTCGTAGTTTGACTCGTAGTTGTCACGCCAGTCGTCACACTTAGTCATTACCCAGTCTTCGATAGTTTCTTCTATCAACAAGGGGTCTTGTTCAAATAGTTCGGTCATATTAGTATCCTGATACTACGTCTAAAATTTCATAGTCATCGACTTCATAATCATAGTCGTACGCTACGTGTGCAAGCTGGTCTATGTAAGCTAAAGCATCTATCAAGTCGTCGTGAGTTAGTGCGTCAGGGAACTGAAAGAGCTGGTCTAAGAACCTAGAGTTCCATTCCCCTTTCTTAAGTGTTACAAAGCCATTCTCAAAGCGCCCCTGTAACGCCCACATGACCCTGTCAGTCTTCTTTTTATTTCCGTGGGTTAGTTCCTCGACTCTAAAGAACGTCCCGTGACGCTTCTGTAGGTCCATCAGAGGGGACATTACAGCCTGCTTTGCTATACCCCTCTCAATACCTACGCTAACTGGTTCGTAGTCCCGGACTGCTTGGAATATCTTGGCTGCTGTCTCGTCTAGAGTCCACCTACCGTAGATAATGTTCTCCACGAACCAACCATTGGGATTCACTTTCACTACTGCTATTGCTGTCTCGTCTAGCTTAGTGTTCTTTGTTCGCTTCTTGTTTACTTCCTCAAAACCAGCTAAGTCAACTGCAATGTAGTAGTCTCCTTCACCACTACTATCTTCTCCGAACTTTACCCAGTCCTCTTTAAACATTTCTGACCCACGAGCTTCAAATGACGCCATAAACTCCTGACGAAACGCATAGCTAGACATAGACTTCTTAGCGGTGTCAATTTCACTTGGGTCCAAGATTGGGTTGTCATAAGAAGTAAAGTGCCATGCTTTGTAAGTCTCGTCGTCACCTAGCTCTGCATATTTATATAAGTCGTAGAAGTGGTTGCGACCCATAGGTGTTCCAATGAACATAGCACAACCCTTTTGGTCAGCCAAGGCTGGTCTTAGGATCTGCTCAAATACATCAGGCTTCATGTCTGCGTACTCGTCCAACACTAGAAACTTAAGTGATACACCACGCATAGTCTCTGGTCTATCGGCCCCTTTGAGGCTTATGGTTGCACCGTTGACTAGCTTAATCTGCAAGTTGTTAATATGGCTACCTGAGATAACAGGGTTCCCTAGTTCCAACAAGGTCTGCCACATGATGTCACGTGCCTGTCCCTGTGTTGGCGCTACGTAGAACACGTGGCCTCTCTCGGCCTGCAAAGCGTTTACAATAAGCAACCAAGCAGCAAGTCTGGACTTCCCTGTACGTCTACCTGCTGCTACAATCTTGAATCTAGTGTCGTCAGCCCAGACCTCTTGTTGCCACGGGAGTAACTCTATGTCAAGGTCAGTTGCCATTAATTAGCTGTAGTTGTTCATAAAGGAAGGCTGGTTTACTAAGTTAAAAGTAAAGGCTACTTCCATGTCTCCTGAAGACGCAGCCTTTGCTTTAACTACTTCTCCCTGATGTAAAACAAATATAGGTGTTTCTGATTGACCACCTAAGATTTCTCTGCTGCCTGCGTTTATTGAAGTACCGTCAAAGAAGTACATCTGGTCTACACCAGCACTATTTTCCCACCAAAGGTCGATGCTGTTCGTGCTGCCACCGTGGTTTGCAACAAAGATATACGTGATGTGTAAAAGAAAACCATTGGGGATAGTGAGAACTGTTGTCTCAACGTCGTCAGTCAGTGTCTTATGCTGTGTGAAAAACATTAGGAATATACCCACATTACAGGAGTTGTACCACGTGTATCCACATGGACAAAGGACTTAGCAATGCCTATGCCCGTGAAGCCAAGGTCTAAAGCTTGCTTGACTATGTCGTATCTATGGGCCGCACTGGTGGCTTGGATGTCTGCTGCGATGCCTTGGGCATGGGTCCCCGGAACATCCTTGGCAGCTTCAATAGGATGTTCTATGGGGTGTCTATAACCACTCGTTATGACAAACGGGAACCCACACCCAGCACGTAAACGATCAAGCTTCTGTAGGAACTCCGGTTCCATCTTGTTTGCACCAGTGACTTGGCAGTCGAACTCGTCTAATGTGAAGTACTTAAGACTCATCCACTACTTCTCCTTCGATAACGTCACTAGCATCGCTTACGTCTACAGTACCAACACCAGTAATGTTGATCTGTATGGCGTTTCTACCACCGTCCTTCACTACTTCTCGCTCAAATGCACTTACTGGCAACATACGGTCCATAATTAGCTTCCAAGCAGAAGCCTGATTCTTATGGTCGTGGTCCAAAGCAGCATCGAAAATAGTCTCAAGGACCTTTTTAGACTTAGGTGAAGCTAACATACGAGCTTTGTACTCGTTTATAATCGCAGCGTCACCTTTGGGTCTACCTACTTTACCCTTGTTACCGGGTTTTAAAGCGGCTACTTCTGACTTCCGGGGTCTGCCACGACCTCTTTTTTTAACTTCAGTGGTCATAACACAAATTGTCCCTAATTACAACAATAGTATAACATAAGTCTTCACATAAGTCAAGCTATTTATGGCTTAGTAGCGGTGGTAGTAGCAACACGAGTGAAATCATGGGCTTACATGCGTTTAATTAAGGCTCCTTTTTCCTAGTTTTCACCTTTTTTGTGCCTGAGTGGCTACTACAATAATTACTAAGGCGCAACCCCCTCCCCCGGCCCAACATTGGCACGACTTTTGCATGTCCAAAGTTGGCACGAGTCTTGCTAGGGCGCAGAGTTGGCACGAGTATTGCATGGGGCAACCTGTGGATAACTTGTGGATAACTATTGGCACGACTCTTGCATGACAAAAGTTGGCACGGGTTTTGCTTGTGTTGCAACATTCGTGCCATGTCCAAAGTTGGCACGAGTTTTGCAGGGGTGCAACATCTGTGCCAACATGAGACGCGCCCAAGGTTGGCACGAGTCTTGCATGCGGTGCAACATGCGTGCCAGTGTGCATGTTGGCATGGGTTTTGCAAGTGTGAAAGCCTAGGTTGGACCCTTTAGAGTCCAAGCGCCAAGCACAACACAAGGCACAACACAAGGACATCACGAGTATTTATAGTGGTTTATCATTGTAAAAAATAGTTGGTTTAGGTCTTGCGATGGTTCCCCATTGTGTTAACATGGTCACATGTCTTGAGGTTAAGGCTTGCAGGAGAAACAAGTATTTAGGGGGTCGGACAGTGGTCCGTGAGTTTACCTCTAAGCGAGCAAGCAAACACCTTTAGGCAGCTGAGCATAGCGCTTTAGTTAATCGACGCGGGCCACTGCAGCCATCGACCAAACGACAGCATACTAGCTTAGCATAAGTGCTTAGCGACTCGCTTAGTACGATCTGAGAAGGCCTCCGGGTTGGTGTAAGGATTAAAGCGAGTCATTGCTAAGCGCTGACCAATAGGGTCTTTAGTAGTCTCTATTGCTTAGCGTTTAAAAACATAAGGCAAAACATAATGAAAGAACACAAGCACGATTTTAAAAAGCTACTGCACGTCGCGTTTAAGTACTATAAAGAGAACAACTGCTGTACAGTTATAGCGGTAGCAGTAGCGGCCAATATAGGTTTTGGCAAAGCCTACCACGCAATGAAACGCGAAGGACGCCAAGACAGACGAGGCGCATACTTCGCACAGTACGAATCAGCTTTAAACAAGCTAGGGTATAGAGTAGAGCCTAGCGAGGTTTACATGGGAAAGACCTTAGTAACCGCTAAGCGTATATGCCCAAAGCGAGGCACCTTTCTAATCAGATCAGCGGGACATGTGACCTGTATTAGAGATGGGGTCATGGTTGATTGGGCAGAAGATAGGAACAGCAGGAAGCGAGTAAGAGCAGTTTACGAAGTAATTAAAAACTAAACAGGAGTGACACAAGATGAGTTTAGCACCATTTAAGCAGTACAATTCTGGACACCTTCTAGGGTGTTTTACTGAAGCCGAACATGGGAACTATTTTGAGTATGAGTTGAACGACCCGGACGATAGTTGGCTATCAGTAGTAGAATATCCCCATAGAGTATGGGTTAGCCAGTCCCCGGTTAACGACTCTGGATGGCGTTATGCTTACGTCAGAAAAACAGTCGCCTATATTGTAGTCGATGAGGACGACCACGGGGAGCCAGTGGTCGAAAAATGGTCGATTAAAAAGCACACCGCATGGTATTAAGATTCTAAAGCTCTGCCCATGTTGCAACGTGGGCTTTGCTGTAGTATCTTCACAATTCACAACATAAAAGGAATGACACAATGCGAAAGATTGAATTAATGATGAACCGAGCAATTCAGAACAGCGAGAACTGGAACTGTGCCAACACTATGGTCACGTCTCATAATAACGGCATGTCTGAGGTATTCCTACACGGACACCACATCGCTCGTGTATGGCGCTTTGGTGATGAGGTACAAGTGAACACGGAAACCCTTATTAACTGGCCCACACGTACCACAATGAGCCGCTTGCGTGCTTTAGGTGCTGACGTATGCACCCGCAAAGGTGTTGTGATGTTAGACGGTAAGGAGGTGGCATAACATGAACAAAGAAACAGCCGAAGGAATAATCGAATTATTCGTGGAGTCATACACGGCATCAACAAAAGAAAAGCGGGGTTTCGCAGAATGGCGCATTAAGGCCGCCAGAAAAGGTCTAGGTCTACACCCTGAAGAGGTAAGATTCTTTGAGAAGGAAGCCGTAAGCAGGCTACATTTTAAACACTGGCGGAGAAAACTAGAGCAAAACTAAAGCCTACTGATGAGCCTGTGAGACTCAGGCGAAACCCTGCAAAGGGTCTAGGTACATAAACTAAACTTTAAAACAATTGGAGAATAATATGTCTACATTTAGAATACAACGAACACGGAAAGCGCCTGTTTCAGTAACCCAGAAAACAAGGCAGAACACGTGGAACGCCATTTTTCAAAGCATGGGAAAGGGTCATTGGTTCTTGGTTACTAGGTCAAACTATGCTAAGGTTTCACAGGCGGCTGCAACGCACATCAAAGGCAAGTACAGCCTGTACAAGCATCCGACGCGTAAAGATTGTCATGTGTTTATGATTAAAGAAAAGTAAGTAGGAGTAGCAGAGCATGACCAAGAACATCAAAGAAGCTTTTCAAGCCTGCATTGGGTCCGGTATAATCTTCGGCCTTGTGTTGGCCTTTGACCTAATAGGAGCCAACCTATGACCACGAGAGCAACACGAGAGCAGATACTACAGGCTTACGGTGTCCTGCATCAATTGCACGACGGAGAGCCTAATATCGGGAAGTACTACAAGCAAACCCTCCGGGAAGCAATGGACGCTTTAAACAGCTTCCAAAGGTCCCGGTTGTACGATGAACCACGAGAGGTGACACAATGAGCCAGTTACATCTAAGGATGCAATTTAAGGACCACGAGTACCACACAACGCACGACGGAGACTTGATCCTGTTCAATCTGGAGGACTACCAGCCTTATGAACCAGAGAATTGTTTACATGAAGCATATCTGTTCTGTGGTATCATCATAGACGATAAACCTGTCGACCACTACGCCCTCACGGCTAGTCAATACGACGCAATGACCGCAACCGTAGAAGAAGGAAGTTATTATGAATATTGACATGATATGGACTAGAAGGAGTAAAACACAATGGCTTTAACAAAAAAAGAGATAGCTAAAAAACTAAATAAAACTTATCAGGAATTTTTGGATTGGTGTGAATCAAGTTTTGAGGAGGACTGGATTATTACTGAAGGATCTGCTTATGAGAAACCAGTGTGTGTTTACACTGACGGCGACGGAGGAGTAGTTGTCCTCGAGTGTTCATCGGAGATTTTTGAAAAGTACGGTTTAACGCTATGTTCCGTTGAAGATTTAGCATGGTGTGACATACATATTAGAAACTTCATATATATTTTGGAAGAAATGGAACTGGTGAATAGTGAGTGGCTTCACTTTGTTGAAAACTTTGACTACGACGCGGAGGAAGCAGCATGAACATTGACACAGAGGCAGACTACGTGCTTGAGGCTTACTGGTGGTCCCATAAGTTAGTTAATAACGTATCAAGAAGGCACAAAAAGTTTGTTCTTGCCTACATCACGGCCTACAGAGACTATGAAGACGACGAGAGCGAGCTTTTACAGCTTACAGAAATGCTACAGCTAAAAGATAAACTCGTCTCGGTGTACGGCAGTCACCCTGACGGTGAAGTAGTGGTGGAATTAACCATTAGACAGGAGTTTGTAAACGTATGAATATTTTTAAGAAGCTATGGCTCTTTGTGTGCCTTGAGACCAGAGGCCTACTGAGTGACCTAATATCGGGAAACCTGACGGAAACAGAAAAGGACAATCTGTTCTGGCTCTTTGTCACCCTTTGGGGTCTAGTTATGGTAACCTTTTTTA